CTTCGTGGAACAACTCTTGATAATTCTATTGTTATTGTTGATGAGTTTCAAAATCTTAACTTTCATGAATTAGACTCTATTATCACTCGTGTTGGTGAAAATACCAAAATTTGTTTCTGTGGTGATGCCAGTCAATCTGATTTAACAAAATCAAATGATAGAAATGGTATTGTTGACTTCATGAACATCTTGAGAAAAATGCAATCTTTTGATATAATAGAGTTTGGTGTCGATGATATTGTTCGTTCCGGACTTGTCAAGGAATACATTATTGCAAAAATGGAATCAGGTTTTTAATGTTTAATTATGTTGATGTTGATCTTCCAGATCTTGAACGGGAGACAATTGATGGGGTACGATACTATAAAGTCCCCGATGAGGAAGAATTACTGCGATTGGTTTCAATCACTTCTGTAACTAGTCACTTTAATAAAGAAATTTTTGTCAAGTGGCGTAAAAAAGTAGGAGAGGAAACCGCAAATAAGATTACCAAGGCTGCTACAAGTCGTGGTACTGACATGCACACTCTTACGGAACATCATTTAAAAAATGAGGATCTTCCCAAGGTTCAACCTATTTCCGAGTTCTTATTTAAGATTGCCAAACCAGACTTGAATAAAATTGACAATATTCATGCTTTAGAAAGTTCCCTATATAGTAAACAACTTGGTATTGCCGGGACGGTTGATTGTATTGCCGAATATGAAGGCGAATTAGCAATAATTGATTTCAAAACATCCAAGAAACCGAAACCACGAGAGTGGATCGATCACTATTTTGTACAGTGCATGGCATATGGTTGTATGCTCTACGAACTGACAGGAATTTCTGTCAAAAAACTTATAATTATTATGGCTTGCGAAAATGGAGAATGCGTCGTCTATGAAGAACGAGACAAATCAAAGTACATCAAACTTCTTACCCAATACATTAGAAAGTTTGTTGCAGATAAACTGGAACTCTATGGAACCTAATAAAGAATTAGAAAAAGCAATTGAGAAAAAGTTTTTAACACCTGCAAAGTTTGCTATAGAAATAGAAAACATTGTTGCCACAGAAAAACTCAATTATATTGATGCAATTGTCCATTATTGCGAAATCAATGAACTTGAGATAGAATCTGTGACTAAGTTAGTATCAAAACCACTGAAAGAAAAACTAAAGTGGGATGCGACTCAACTTAATTTTATGAAGAAAACATCAAGAGCAAAACTTCCTTTATGACCGTGACTCCCTTTGAAACTTACCAACATTATTTGTCACTTAAAAATCATTTTACAAATCCCAAATATGACTTCTTTCGTTACGGTGCCAAAACACGAGCTACCGTAACTTCTTTTAATAAAAGAAAAGATAAGTATTGGTTTGAAAAAACTTCCCGAAAGTATTCTGATCGAGAAGTTGTTCAATTTCTTGTATCTAACTTTATTTCATCTGATAACCCACAAAACTTATGGATTGGAGAAATTATCAATTCTGGAGAAAGAAACTACGCCGAGTGGATGAAACGACAGCAGAGTTTAACCTACTTGTTCAAAGAACAAATGAATACATTGTTGTCGGGAAACGAATTAGAGAATGTCTTCAATTGCTCCAAAGGACATCCAGTAATTCTAAAAAAATATTTGGCAGGAGAAATAAGTATTGAAAATGTCGTTATTTGTGAAAAAATTTTTTCTTTTCGTGAAAAATTTGATAAAAAATTAGATGATCCCGTGTGGGAAACCGTCAGTCTAAAAATAAAGAAGTATTTGCCGTTTCTAAATATTGATGTGTTCCACTACAAAAAAATTCTGAGGAAAATAGTAGATGAGTGAGTTTTTCAATTCTGAAATTATTCGGGAGGAATTAAATAAAATTAATAATCTTCAAGAAGAACTATATTCTGATGCGACATCTTTTGGTATGATGTCTCATAAAGATAAATTAGAGCATATTGAGATGATGATTGAACTTCTTGAAAAACAAAAAGTCATGTATACAAGATTGGCACTTTCTGATGATCCCGAAGCTGTTGAAATGAAAGAAAACTTGAAAAAAGCAGTGGTTCTGATGGGTTTCCCACCAGGAACCGATATGAATGTCTTATTTTCCACCATGGAACAAACCGTAAAATCTCTCAGGGACTATATTGACGCCTGAGAGCAATTTTGCTATAATATCCAAGTCAACCAAACTAATCCGACAAAATCCGAGGTAATCCTAATGTCTTTTGCTGATCTTAAAAAGCAATCTAAACTTGGCTCCCTGACTGCCAAACTGGTCAAGGAAGTCGAAAAGATGAACACCACCAATACAGGTGATGATCGTCTCTGGAAACTGGAAGTTGACAAAAGCGGCAATGGTTATGCCGTTATCCGTTTCCTCCCTGCTCCTGACGGTGAAGATCTGCCGTTTGTGAAGCTCTATTCTCATGCCTTCCAAGGTTCTGGTGGATGGTATATTGAGAACTCCCTGACCACTCTGGGTCAGAAAGATCCCGTGTCCGAATACAACACCATGCTGTGGAACAACGGTACAGATCTTGGTAAAGAAACTGCACGTAAACAGAAACGTAAACTGACCTACATCAGTAACATCTATGTGGTCAAGGATCCTGCCAATCCTGAGAATGAAGGTAAGGTATTCCTGTATAAGTATGGTAAGAAAATCTTTGATAAACTCACTGCAGCAATGCAACCCGAGTTTGAAGATGAAGAGGCAATTGATCCATTTGATTTCTGGCAAGGTGCCAACTTCAAACTGAAGGCAAAGAATGTTGCCGGTTATCGTAACTATGACTCTTCTGAGTTTGCACGTCAAGAACCACTTCTTGATGACGATGATGCCATGGAAGAAATCTGGAAAGGTCAGTATTCTCTACAAGAGTTTGTTGCCGCAGACCAGTTCAAAGACTATGATGCTCTGAAGAAGCGTCTGGACTATGTTCTTGGCAACAAGGGCACTCCTAGTTTCCAAGATCGGGAAACTGTCGAGGAAGAAGAAAACTTCCGTCGTGAGAGTCGTGGTGAAGATTTGAATGACCTGAGTGAAGGTCGTGGAAAGTCTTTTAACTCTCCGGACATCACACCTTCAAATACTGAAGACGATGATGATGCACTGAGTTACTTTGCTAAACTTGCCGAATGATAGAGAAGGAGGGTTAATACCCTCCTTTTTTATGTGACTCTAGTATTTTCCGTTTTAATTAGATTTTTATTGACAAATTGAGAAGATTCACTATAAACCATTTCGGTTCTCATATCATTTAAGAACTGTTGTAAGTAGGATGGTTTTAAAAGATAAATGGTTTCTTTCTTTTTATTTTCTCTTATTTCATACTCATAATTAGAAATGGCTATTGTATTAGAAAGTCTTTCTTTGACAGAAACTGTAGCAGAACTAGAACTGTATAAGTTTGTTACAATTCCTACTATTGATTCTATATTATTTGGAGTTTTTCCAATACCAACATCATCAACATATAGTTGACTTAAAGTATCAAAAACTCCAGTGACATTAGTTAATGTAACAATATTGGAATCTGTTGTTGTAAATTTTACAACTCCTGTGGCAAAACCTGCAGAAACTGATTGTGTCACACCAATACCAGATGTAAATGAGTGTGTGGCATTATCTGCTAGAGTTATTGTTGTTTTGGATTCTATAAATTTAATGTTTTCATTTAGATCATAATCTTTTCCTTTATCGGTAATAGTTACCGCTTCAATTTTTCCACCATTAACAGTAACAGTAAATGATGCACCTATACCGACACCACCTGTAGTTGCTCCAATGTTTTCATAAGTACCGTCAATAAATTCATTTTTATTACTTTCGATATTTAACTTTTCTATTTGTCCATATGTTCTATCTACATCTGAGTAAGATAAAGAAAAATTTTTATCTACCTTCTTACCTTTTGGTAATATTACCTCACTATTAGGATTTTTGACTTCTTTTGTTTCATAATGATGAACTCTATTAATATTCTCTAGACCATATTTACTTACAGTGTAATTGTATAAGTCTCTACTTGACAATGGCCACTGGTCTCTGACATTAATGATATTTGCGGAGAGTAAAACAACCCAATCTAAATCTGATTTACCATAGATTTCTTCTGCGATTGTATCAGGTCTTGCACCCTCTTTAATTTCGTATTTGTTAAAAATAGTAAAAATATTTTGAAGATCATCTCGAATCTTCATTCTACGGAAAATATTTTTTGCCTTGACATAACTAGAACTTGATATTCTAGTGGCAAATGGTGATTGATATTCTACGTCTGGAAGTTCTCTAAAATAACCCATCAGTAACCTACTCCAATTAATCCTTCTTCTGTATCATAATCTTCTGCATATACAGGATTAAGTTCTTGAAATGATAGAGATAATTTCATATGAACTGGTGTGGTGTCATCATATGTCGCATAAGTTCCAGATCCTGTATAATTAACCGACATATTCAATAATGCCATTGGTTTGAAATTATGTAAAAATTTATGATTTTCACCACCAGTTTTATAACATAGTTTGAATACATCCGGTGAAGAGATAAAAATTCCATCTTTTCCACCTTTTTTAGCACTCATACTTTTTTTAAATAACCTTAACATATTTTTTATTGTTTTACTTTCATCTTTGTCTCTAGGTGCTAAATCAAATTCAAAATTAAAAGATCTGAGAGTTACATTATTAAACAGAAGTTCCATATTTGGATTAAGAACTTGTCCAGATGCTCTTGAGATAACAGCTTTGGCATCTACATTAAATCCGAGAGCACCAACTGCTTTAGCTGCAAAAAAACTTTGAATTTTTTGCCCATTAACACCTGCTGCCTCTAATCCACTAACCATAGCACCTGCATCACTAGCAACAGCACCCATGGCACCCAAAATACCATCTTGTGCTATTCCGCTAGCAGCAACACCAATTGCTCTGGCTGCAACACCGTTTAAACTATCACTTCCCCAATCAACTGCATTACTATCCTGAATATTTTCTGGGATAGGTAAGAAAACATATGCCAAGGGTGTCTCTATGTTTTTTGCCAAAGACTCTGATGATGTTCCCTGTTTAAATTCATCCTTATTAAACTTAGGAGGTTCATACTTCACGACTTTTATTTCTAAAAAGTCAGTTTCATCTTCTATTTGAGCATTTGGATATCTGAGTGGTTCAACAGTCATTATTGTTTTTAGTTATTTATTGAAAATTATTGGTTTTTTTACCAAAAGGTATTTCACGAACATCTGCAAGTTCATCTGGATAGATTTCATACAAGTTTCCTTGAAGTTCTTCCCATGTGTATTGACGAACTTGTCCCCAGTGATAATTAAACCCACGAAATCCCCAACGAAAAATGTCTGTTACCGCGACAAGAGGATTCTGATCATATTGTATGTTTGGTGTTTTAGGTATGTATATAAAAATATAATATTTTCCGACCTCAGGAATAGTTTCGTAAGAATCACTCACGGCATCCATTAATTCGACCATTAAATTATCAGGATCTTCACCACCAATTAAACCATTTACGACACCTCTGACACGATTACTATTATCATCGGTTGGATAAATCATTGACGAATACCTAAATCATCCTCTGTCATAATTTTAAATTTCCATTGACGATCTTCACAAAACTCTTGTGCAGATTTCCACTTTGCCTGATTCCTTACATATTCTTTCACTTCATAGATATAACCTTTAGTTTTTCTTTTTGGAACTTTTGGTTCTGAAACTTGTCTTTTAGGTTTAATCTCGACCAAATACTTTTGTATTTTATTTCCTTCTTTGACCTTTATATAAAAGTCTGGGAAGTAACGGTGTATTCTATTATCGAGAGGTGATTTATATGGAAGAGCAATTTCTTCACTACTCCATTCCAGGATATTTTCATTTTTATCACAATAAACCATAAACTTCCTTTCCCATAAAGAACGATAAATTACGTTCGTTGGGTCACCTTTGTATTTCTTAGGATAGGAAGGTTTATATTTTCCTTTATATGACATCTAAATACTTAATAATCTAAGTCGGCATAATTTATTTAGATGACGGTATCAAAGAAAAGAATAACTGAATATGTTTCAACGATTGCAAATGTTGCTCAGACATCTCACTATCAAGTATTTTTTAGTGGATTGACGAATGAACTAACAAGTTTTTTAGGAACTAAAGAAGTAGATAATAGATTTATTATCGAAGAAGCTGGTCTTCGTTGTAGTAATGCTTCTATTCCCGGCAGTTCTCTTGCCACCGCAAGTATTGCCGGTAATTATATGGGTGTCCAGGAAAAAATGGTACATTCCAGAATTTTTACCGAAATGAGTTTGGAATTTTATGTTGATCGAGATTATAAAATAATTAAATTTTTTGAATATTGGATGGACTATATTACCAATGGATCAGAAAAGGGTAATGCAAGAAAGTCTGATGCCGGATATTTTTATAGAATGAGATATCCTAGAGATTCTGAGAGTGGATATAAGTGTGATAAAATTAAAATTATAAAATTTGAACCAAGTCAGGGAAAGGAACTAGAATATACATTTTATGGTGCTTTTCCTATAAATTTTTCATCCACACCTGTTCAATATGGTAGTTCTGATGTTTTAAGAGCAAATGTAACTTTTAATTATGAAAGATATATTGCGGGAAAAGAAACAAGTAAGAGTAAGCAAACAAACACTGATGAAGGCAATTCTGGCAGTGCAAATCAAAGTCAATTAGCAAAACAAGAATCTGCAAGAGCAGGTGAAGATCTTACTGACTTCCAACAATTTGCTGCTCAAGAAAGAGAAATTCAAGCACAACAAGAAGCAGCACGAAGGGGTGATAGAACTGGTGTTAGGGAATCTCTGATCATCTCATAAATACCCATAACTGAACTATTTTGGGTTGTTATGCCTTTACCAAAAATTGCGACACCGACGTATGAGTTGGAATTACCGTCAACAGGAAAGAAAATTAGATATAGACCTTTTCTAGTCAAAGAAGAGAAAGTTCTCATCATTGCAATGGAATCTGAAGATCAAAAACAAATTACAAATGCAATTAAAACCGTCATTGCAAATTGTATTTCATCTCGTGGAGTGAAAGTAGAACAATTATCTACTTTTGATATTGAATATTTGTTTTTGAATATTAGAGGTAAATCTGTCGGAGAATATGTCGATGTTTTGATTACATGTCCTGATGATGAAAAGACACAGGTTCCTGTGACTATTCCACTTGATGAAATTAAAATTCAAAAAGATCCTGCTCATAGCAGAGATATTAAATTAGATGATACTTTGACGATGAGAATGAGATATCCATCTCTTTCAGAATTTATTAAAACAAATTTTAACTATGAGGAGGGATCTATTGGTGTGACAGAATCATTTGATTTAATTGCATCATGTATTGAACAAGTTTATAATGAAGAAGAATCATGGAGTACTTCTGATTGTAGTAAAAAAGAACTCACAGAATTTATAGAACAACTTAGTTCAAAACAATTTAAAGAGATTGAAAAATTTTTTGAAACAATGCCCAAGTTATCTCATGTAATTAAAGTTACCAATCCAAATACAAAAGTTGAAAATGAAATTGTTTTGGAAGGATTATCATCTTTTTTCGCGTAAGTATGGCGCATACTGATCTTGCGTCATACTATCAGATAAACTTTTCTTTGGTTCAGCACCATAAATATTCATTAACAGAGATAGAAAATATGATACCTTGGGAGAAAGATGTATACGTCACACTTCTCCAACAGCATATTGAAGAAGAAAATCTGAAACATCAACAGCAGAATGGCATTTAAAAGTCAGACATTTAAAGCACCACAATTAGGTAGAAGAAGAGTCTCTGTAAATAAAGGCAGAACTCTTGGTGATGTTTCTCAGTCTGGAATAAATCCTGGCACAGGAGAATATTTAAGTGCCGCTCAAAGAAAAGCAATATTTAAAAAAAGAACCGTAAGTGCAGAAAAAGTTTTTAGTAAACCAGGTGCCATTGTTCCTGTAAGTAAATCTGGTGCTTTGGTTAAAACATCGGATTCGGATAGTTCTTCAGATCAACAATCAAATTTATCTCAGAGAGTTACTGCCTTAGAAAAATCTATAGTTTCTATTCAAGAAACTGTAAAAAGGTTATCAGAATTTTTAGTTAATGATGCAAAGAAAGAACAGCAGAATTTATTAGCAGCTGGACGAGAAGATGCTAGATCAAAAGAAAAAGATTCTGCTGCTAGAAAAGAATCTGGACTAGAATCTGTTACGGAGAGAATGCGTAATACTCTTCTTTCCCCAATTAAATCAGTTGGAAATCAGGCAAAAGGAATCCTATCAAGGATTATGGATTTCTTCAAAATACTTTTTGTCGGTTGGTTATCAGACAAAGGTATTAAGGCCATGGCAGCATTTTTGTCTGGTGATAGTGAAGAGTTAGAAAAAATTAAAAATAATGTTTTTATTGCACTTGGTGTTGTCGGTGGAATATTTTTGGCATTAAGTGGTGGATTAGCACTTTTACCATCTCTTATTTTACCTATTGCCGGAATAATTGCTAAACTTGGAATAGCAATAGTTGGATTTTTATTATCTCCGGCAGGATTAGCAACTCTTGCCGTGGCGGCAGGTGTCGCCGGATTAGTTTTGGCTGGAAAGAAAATAGGTGAAACTATTAGAGACAAAGGTTTTCTTGGAATGGGTGGAACTGGTGGTAGAGAATTTTCAAAAGAACATGATAAAGCTAGAGCAGAACTAGAGGCAGCTGGTGTAAAATTAATCAATAATGATGATAATAACTTAAAATTTGCATATGTTCCTAGTGGAGAAAATGGAAAAAAAGGTGCTACAAAGGAACAGTTAGCAGCACAAGAAAAATACATAAAAAGAAGAGCAGAAATTAATAAACTTCGTGATGATATGGAGGCAGAAATTAAGACACAAAGAGCAACAGTAAAAAATAGTGGAAAAAGAGGAAAAAATACTCGTGGCGGGGGTTCAAAGGTAGAAACATATTCTACTAAAGAAGATAAAGCAAAAAGAGATAAATTAGAACAAGAAGTAAAAGCAAAATATGCGGCAAAACTTTCCGGTGGTGG